GGTATTACATGGCATACGGAAAAAGTATCGAAAAAAGCAAAACGGATCATCGCTGATGATGGCACTGAGATCTGCATCTGCCTGGCATTATCAACATTTTCCGGAATAAGAGGCATTGATCTGACCTCTTACGATTATGTTATTTATGATGAATTTATCACTGAGCCGCATGTCCGTCAGCTGAAGATGGAAGGACTGGCACTGAGTAATGCTTATGAGACTATCGCAAGAAACAGAGAGATCCAGGGATCTGAACCTCTGCAGATGATCTGTCTTTCAAACAGTTTAAATATAGCAAATGATGTATTTATGCAGTTTGATCTGGTCACTCCTGCCGAGTCTCTGATCAGCACCGGACAGGAAATATACAGAGAGGGAAATAAATTGCTGATCGTCTGTCAGAATAGTCCGATCTCCAAGAAAAAAGCCGGATCTGTATTATATACTTCCGCATCTGAAGAATTTGCAAAGATGGCAATACATAATAAGTTTATTCTGAATGATTTTACTTATGTTTCTACAAAGAAGCTGAATGAGTACAGGTGCATCTGGTCAGTGGGATCCTTATATGTGTATGAGCATAAAGGCAAAGATGAATACTATATAACATTTACCAGAGGAGAGACCGGCACCAGATACGGAGATAATTACATGGACCTGCAGAGGTGTCAGCGTGATAAGTGGAAGTATTGGACAATGTATCTTGATGGCTATATACGTTTTGATTCATATAAAGCAATCGCTTTATTTGAAAAATATTTTAATAAATGATAATAATATAAGTAGGGAAGGCGCTAAATACCACCGGACGGAATCCGGCAGCGTGAGATCTGGTATGCTCTTTACTTCCCTTTTAATTTATAGGAGGACTGCACATGATGGATGATCTGATCACAGCAGTCTCTGCAGTGGGTTTTCCGATCGTTGCATATGGCGCCATGTTCTGGTATATGGTCAATATGCAGAGGCAGCACTCCGCAGAGATCAGCGCGCTGAAAGATGCTTTAACCGGTAATACCCTGGCATTATCGGAGCTGAAGGATATGCTTCAATATATGTTCGGAGATACAAAAGCGCATGGAACTGAATGATGTTAAAGTTACTAATTCTTATGATCGTGATCTATTTATTCAGTTTGAGCTGGCAGTATCCGGAAAACAGATAACGCATGAGGATCTGATCGAGATCCTGGCAACTCTTACAATAAAAAATGTCTTCGGCACAGGGATTGACCGCAGAAAAGCGCTCGGATCTCTGTATTCTGAAGTGCAGAGAAAAGTCAATACGATGCTTTAGGGAGGTATGAAGATGAGAAAAGATGAAGTATTGAAACTGATTGACGCAGGTTTTACAAGGGATGAGATCCTGGCACTGGAGGAAGATGCTGATCTGATCCCTGAAGAATCTGCAGAGGAGGAAGTACCTGCAGAGGAGCCGGCACCGGCTGCAGATCACTTTGAATCTCCGGAATCAATGTATCAGCATATGATGCAGCAGCTGCAGGAGACTCTCAATGCCGGACTGAAGGGGATCCAGGCTGCTAATATCAGAGGTGCTGATCAGCCTGAAGTTAAACAGGACACTCCGGAGGATATGATCGCGCGTATTATCGCGCCAGCTGTCAAAGCAAAGAATAAATAGGAGGGAATATGGCAGTAAATACAATGAACTTGGAAGATGTTTATGCACTGATCAATTCACTGCATGAACAGGCTACCGGTGAGAGAGCTATCCAGGCAACAGATACAAGCTCTTTTATCTCCGTAGCTAACAGCGCGCTGCGTGCCGGTGTGGAGCCGGTCTACAATGCCATGATGCAGACGATCGGCAAAACGATCTTCAGCGCAAGACCGTATGAAGCAAAATTCAAAGGCATTCAGGCTGACAATGTAAGATGGGGCGGTATCATCCGCAAGATCAGCATCGCAGACAGACCTCTGGATGAGGACAAGGTATATCATGGACATGTTGACGGTCAGAGCATTGACCAGTACGCGATCCGCAAGAGTAATGTACTTGAGATGAGATACTTCGGATCTGATGTCTATGAGGACTGGTATACAGTCTATGAAACACAGATCAGATCTGCATTCACAGGACCTGAACAGCTCGGATCCTTTGTGGCACTGCAGGCACAGACAATGGATAACAAGTGGGAACAGTACCGTGAAGAACTGGTACGTTCAAACCTGGATAACTTTATCGGCGCCAAGGTTGCGCTGAACAATGGTGTTATTCATCTGCTTACTGAGTACAATGCTCAGACCGGTCTGACACTGACAGCACAGGACATTTATAAACCTGCTAACATGGCTGATTTCTTCCGCTGGGTCCGCGCAGAGATCAATACACTTGCGCGCCGGATGGCTGAACGTTCACAGCTCTATCAGGTACAGGTCACAGGCAAGGAGATCACCAGACATACTCCAAAGGAAAATCTGAAGATCTATCTGGCAGCCGATGCACTGGATCAGATCGATGCTATGGTAAATACAATTACCTTCCATGATGAGCCTTTAGCATATGCTGATGTTGAGGGTGTAAGCTACTGGCAGGCTATCCAGGATCCGATGAAGGTACAGGTAACTCCTGCATATATCGGTGCTGATGGTGCAGTCGCTACCGGTGAGGCGCAGACGGTAAACAATGTCTTCGGTGTAATGTTCGATGAGGATGCTATTGCTTACAGTGTTCGTGATTACAGCATCATGAATACACCGATGAACGCAAGAGGCAGATATATCAACACATTCCTGTCTGCTAATATTCAGCAGATGCAGGACCTGACAGAAAAGGGTATTGTGTTACTGCTTGACTAAGAAAGGACCGGATCAGATATGGCTTTTAATGTCAGTCTCTACAATTTCAGTAAAAGAGAGAACAGCACTAAAAGACCGGATAGTGATCCGGTTTCTTTTCAGTGCATCCTGAAAGAAGGATCCAGTATCATCACTCCTACGATCTCCCTGGATCTTGGACTGGGTGCTGATCCTTCAGCATACAATTATGCTTACATTCCTGAATATGGCAGATATTATTATATCCAGAACTGGTATTTTGATAACGCTCTTTGGACAGCCAGCATGATCGTGGATGTGCTTGCCACATTTAAAAATGAGATAGGTTATACAAGTCTCTATGTATTGAGATCTTCGGCAGCATATGATGGAAGTATTATCGATGGACTATATCCGGCAAAGATCACACATACGCATTATTTACAGACACAAAATCTGTATACTTCCGACATTACAGCCGGAGCGTTTGTTATCGGTGTAGTGTCTAAAGATGGTAACTTCGGATCCCTGGCTTATTATGCATTATCTTATGCTGCTATGGTACAGCTGACTTCATATCTGCTGGATGATGCGATAATCGAGACAAATGGCTTTTCCGTAGATGATGCTTCCCTGGAACTGCAGAAATCTCTTATCGATCCTCTCAGTTATATCAAATCATGCGTATATATTCCTATGCCGTATATGATCATACAGGGAGCCGCAGCCAGGGCGACTGTATGGTCATGGAATACCGGAGTCGCCTGCAAGAGGATCGGAAATAATGTTATAGCAGCTGCTGCCGCGTTAAGTTTTCCGCTGCATAAGCATCCGCAGGCAGGAGCCAGGGGATTATTCTGTAATGTCTCACCATACGCTGATATACGTCTGTTATCTGATCCTTTTGGAGAGATCGCTCTTGATACAATGGTATTAGCAAATCAGTCATCTGTTACTATTGATCTTCGGATGGATGTTACAAATGGTATAGGATACTACACGATAGAATCAGGAGGATATATATTATCCAGGATAAATACACAGGTCGGTGTACCTGTGAACCTGTCGCAGGTAGTCCGCGATTATCTCGGAGCAGCATCAGCTGCAGTGCAGGGAACTGTTGGCACTGTCAGCGCAGCACTTGCCGGAGATGTTGCCGGAGCGATCGGCGCAGCAGGTGCCGGTATTGTAAACAGTGTTAAGGCGATACAGCCGAGACAGACAACACTCGGAGGATCCGGATCATTTGCAGCGTATGATCATCAGATCTCTCTGCAGGAAATATTCTATCAAATAGTAGATGATGATAATGATCATCATGGCAGACCTCTCTGCCAGATGCGTACACCGGCATCCCTGGGAGGCTATATGATCGTACAGGATGGAGATGTGCCGACAGCCGGCACTCAGTCGGAAACTGCAGAGATCAAGTCATATCTGGAAAGTGGTTTCTTCTATGAGTAACAAAGATTGTACTTTCATCGCTGAAATGTATCAGCGACTGCATAACGGAGATGATCCTGAGGAGATAGTACCTTATGACATGTCCGGAATGAGTGATCAATGCTTCTTTGAGGCTTGCATGTTCTATTTAAGATACGGAAAGGATCCGGAGAGGCTTAAACTGATCCGGAGCAAGGTAACTGAGAGATGAAAGCAGGACAGACAGCGACCAAAGACGGTTACCAGATAGCACTGTTTCCACTTGATATTCTGAACTGTACGCAGACCTCAGGTCCGGGTCAGTATAGTCACTGCTGCGGCACCGCATCTGACTGGGTAGGATCTCATGCGCGTTATCCGATATATGCACCATGTGACTGCGTGAGGATCCAGCAGACCTCAGACAACTGCGCTTATCGGTCAGCTGATAGGGTATGGACTCCGCTTGGTCTTGGTTATATCGTTTTCGGATTCGGACATGACAACGCGCCGCCGGCTGGAACTGCCTTCCGACAGGGTCAGCTGATCGGACATACCGGAACTGCCGGACATGTCACCGGAGACCATACGCATATAACACAGGCAACCGGACAGACGTACAGGCTTATCAATTCAGGCATAACATGCGGATCAGGGAATACATGCTACTATCTGGAAAATAACCAGCAAATAAATGATATATTCTACATAACAGGATCGGAGACGATCATAAATACAAGAGGCATGAATTTCCAAAAAGCCGAAGCTGCCGGAGGCGGAGGCGGAGGCGATGATCCTGTTATCACCGATCCGACAAAGTTTAAATGGTGGATGAGCATTAAGCAGAGAAGGGAAAGGAGGCAATAATATGAACTATACAGGAATACCGGCACCATATGACCAGATAAATATCTATAACGGTACACAGAATCCAAGCACAGTGCATGTCAATGATGCAGCACTGTCACGCTTCTTCCAACGTTATCTTTTAGAGGAAGCGATCTCTGTATTTGAGTTTAAAATCCCTGAACAGTGGGATATCAATTTCTTCCGTTATTGTTTATTCCTGATCGGTCATATCGGAGTGATCAATACGGATAAATATGGGATCATTTGTATGAATGGTATGCCGTCCGGAATGGGTCTGTATTATCAGCCGGTAAAATATATCATCGCAAATCCTTTACTGCAGGGAACTCTGCAGCCGCGTATTGGAGAAGAATGCGAAGTGATCCGGATGCAGCCGGACTGGTCAGGAATGTTCGATCTTGTATCATTCTATGGATCCATGATGGCATTATGTGCAGAATCTGCAGGAATCAATCTGATCAACTCTAAACTGGCTTATGTATTTATGGCTAAAAATAAGGCTATGGCAGAGAGCATGAAGAAGATGTATGATCAGATACATTCAGGAAATCCTGCAGTATTTCCGGATGCGAAACTCTTTGACGGAGAAGGGAATCCATCCTGGATGCTATTCAATCAGAATCTTCAGCAGACATATATCGCACCGCAGATCATGGCTGATCTTCACCGGTGGAAAAATCTGTTTCTGACGGAGATCGGCATACCGAACAGCAATTTTGAAAAATCGGAGAGACTGATCACAAATGAGGTAAATGCCAACAATACGGAAACTTCGGCAAAGGTCAATTTATGGCTTGATCAGATCAAAGACGGTATGCATAGAGCAAATAATATGTTCGGTCTGGATCTGGATGTAAAACTTAGGTTTAACTATGATCAGAAAAATGAGATGATCCAGGAGGATAATACAGATGAACGCTAATATTTCACTGCCTGCGCTGTATGTATTTCATCCGGAGATATTTGACGGTCTGCAGATCCCCAATGCCGTAAATAAACAGATATTGATCGACAGGATCCTGATGGATACGGCTGAGCTGGAATTATTATATCCGGATCCGGCATTCCTGCAGGAAATGATCGCGATCTGGTCAAAAGCAGAGCTTCAGGTATGGACTAAACTGCAGGCAACGCTTGAACTGAACTATAATCCGATCTGGAACAAAGACGGAACGATCACCACGGAAACAAAAGGAAACTATACAGATAACGGTACCAGCACAGGATCTGTAAAAGGTTTTAACTCTGACTCATGGGCTGAACATGACCGGATGCAGTCTAACAGAAACGGTAACAGCGGAGGACAGGAGACAAGACGTGAAACCGGAAATATCGGCGTAACTACTACGCAGCAGATGATCAGAGAAGAACGTGATATTTCTGAATTTAATATTTATGGCTATATCTCCGATAGTTTCAAAAATCGCTTTTGTCTCATGATATATTAGTAGTATGAAGAAAAAGAAAGAAACAACAGCAGCATCCGACTCAAACGAGGTCGGAATTGTAGCCGGAGGAATGCTGTTTTCCGACGAGCTGGAGATCAGTGTTGTATATGACAAATACACAAATATGATCACCGTAACTCTTACGGATAATATGCATCACAAGAAAATGATCGGAGTCACGAAGATGAAGGAGGTGTTCTAATCGTGGGTATCTGGGAAAAAGTACCATATACGAATTACCATGATCTCAACCTGGACTGGATCATCACTACCATGAAGGAGATCAAAAGTGATATTGATCTTCTGAATGAGTGGAAGGCATCCAGAGACCAGAGAGATGCGGAAATTGATGCGCAGCTGGAAGATCTGAACACAAGATTTACAGCGCTTGAAACTCTGTATAATACTTTCGTTGATGAAGTAAATACCAGGTTTACAGAGCTTGAAACAGAGATCACTGATCAGGTCGATGCACTGGAGGTCAGGATCACTGCAAGAGCCGATGCACTGGAGGCTGATGTATACGCAAGACTGACAGCACTGCAGACAGCGCTGGAGACTGAAATGCGCGATTTCAAGGCAGACGTACAGTCTCTGCTCAGCGTTTACAATACAAGAATCATGGCAGTTGAGGAAGGACTGGAAAACATTATTGATCAGCTTCCGGAAATGTTTACCATTGTGGATCCTTATACAGGACAGGAAAACAGTATTGTCAATGTCATCTACGAGATCGTGAACAAAACGAAAGTCAGCGCTCTCACAGCATCAGCATACGATGCTGCGGCGCTCACAGCAACAGCATACGATGCACTGAACTTAACAGCATATACATATGACTTTAACGGAGCCGATCATATCGGAGCATAGGAGGTAAAATCATGAGTCATACAAACAGCACAACACATTATAATCTTCCTCAGTTTGTCGGAACAGATACACCAGGCTGGCTTACAGATGTAAATAGCGCCATGTCATCGATCGATGCTGCTGTCTATGCCAGACAGCAGGAAGCAGCCGCAAACAGTGATGCTATCACAGCAAATACTGCAGACATCACAACACTGCAGGGTCGCATGTCAACAGCAGAAAGCTCGATCACAGCGCTGGACAGTGCAAGCAGCTCGCATGGTGCAAGCATTGATAATATCAATCAGTCTCTGGCAACAGTCACAAGCGATGTAGCAGCGCTCTCCACAAGAGTTACAAATCTTGATGGCGCTGATATTGCCTATGATCATACCGGTACAGATCTGGAAGCTGCCACGGTACAGGCAGCGATCACAGAAGTGAATGATAAAGTTGCACATCCTGCAGAGATCCTCTGGACGCATCCGGATGGACTGGATCCCCAGGGACTCAACGGAAATACAACGATCACACTGTCTTCCGGTGATTACACATACCTGGAAGTAGAATTTAAGGCAACCAATGGAGCTGCTGATCCTCACATCTTCCAGAAGTTCCTTAAAGGGTATGACATCTCCATCTTCTATGCAAGTGCATCCGGAAGCAGCTCAAGTGATACATTCATCATGTCAAGGATCCTGCACAGAGTATCTGATACAGAGTACAATGCCGACTTGGGTCAGCTCAGACGTATGAGCAACGCCGGAAATAGTGTAGATTATTTTGCGATCCCTGTTCGTATCTGGGGCATTAAATAATATACATTCAAGAGGACCGAAAAGGTCCTTTTTATTTTGCTCATGTTTCAACACCCAACAGTTACAACAGACAACGGTTG